TTACTTTATTTTTAAGATTTCTTCCATAAGCCACTCTTTTTTTCGTTTTGTATAAGTGCCTTCGGTAATGTCTTTTATTTTGTGGCCCATGATGCGCTTTACAGCATATTCATTCATATTGGCATCACCAGCCATCGTTGCAAATTGAATACGACCATCATGAGCACGATGATCAGGATTCAAATCTAGTTGTTCAACAATCTTATCGACTCTGTGACGGTACTTGTCGTATGTAAGTTTTAAACTAGATCGATGAGTTCTGGTATCAGTGCAGTTGATCAAATATTCACTTCCTAATTTTTGTGCTTCCTGGTAACGATATTTTACCAAACTGCGAATTTTTGGATGAACTGGAACTACACGATCTTTTCCGGCATCGGTTTTCATACCACCGACGATAAACCAATTCTCTAAGTCAACGTTTTCTATTTTTAATAATCCTAACTCCTGTGGTCTCCAACCAGAATAGCATTGGATCAGCAATACATCTACATAGTCTACATCATATAAGTTATCCCATAATTTTTCCATTTCTTCTTTGGTAAAATCAATATGATCTTTTTTCTCTTCCTCAATATCCTTGATAATATCATCTGCCAATTTGAATGTCCTAGCATAATTTTTATCAACAAGTTCATGTTCTTCCGCATAGTCTAACATTAAATTGAATAATGATTTTATTTTTGTTTTCGTAGTAGGAGATGGATGTTTTTCTTTTCCATTAACTATATATGTTCCATCTTCCATGCATCCTTTAATATGTCTTGCTCGTAGATCTTTGGCACGCATTCCATAAATAGAAGAGCAGTAGTTCCAAGCTGACTTGACTGTTCGTTCACTGGATGAGCTGCTCAAAGCTTTAAAATATTCTTCGCTCCATTTTTCATAAAGCTGTTCAACAGTCAGGTCAGAGTCAAGATCATAAGGATTTTTATGGTACTCCATTAGTGCAGCATAAGCATCGTTGTAGGTTTTAAAAGAAGATTGAGGTTTCAAGGATTTATAAATTGGTCTTCCATAGAAGTTTTTACCAACACAAACTTGAGCACGGAAAGGTCTTCGGAGATTTTTGTTTTTTAATTTGGAGATTGTACCGAAACCGTTAGGAAGTCTTTTCCTTTTCGTAGATTTGTTGTATTGTCGTTTTATTGCTTTAGAATCAAGAGGATATCCGCAGTGAGGACAGGAGATTGCCTTGTCAGATACTTGCAGATTACATTCTGGGCATTTTATCAGTGCCATATATCATCATTCCTTTCTTAAAAAAGGGTACAAAAAATACACCCTTATCAATTTGTAATTTTGCAGGATGTATGATATAATTCTGTTGTTCAGGCAGAGATTATGTCAGCCATCCGTGGTTGATAGGTTTCTGAAATTCCGTCCAGTTGGTAGCTGGGCGGTTTTCTTTTATTGTAAATTACTTACATTATCAAATAATTTCCAGATATAGTTAGAATATTTTTGATACGGAAAATAATAATTACTTTTTGGAGTAGGAGTTCCGTTTTTGTCAAGGATATTCTTCAGTCGAACAGTTTCAGCGTCAAGCTTTTCCCAAGTCTTTTTGAATTTAGAATAATGTTTACCTTGTACAGAATAAACAAATTTATTCCAAGAATTTCTTTTTTTATAATTTTTATTTAAGTCGGAAATGGTTTTATCAATATTTAATTTGTTTCCGCAAGAGTCGGTTCCATCTTCTATATAGTGATATATATCACAGTATCCATTGTTCCAAATATCTTCACACTGCCAGTCATAAGCATCCCATAATTTATTAGTTATTGATTTATGACTACGAACAGATACTTCACATTTTAATGTTTGACCATTAACTTTTGCAGTAATATAAGCAGTTCCAGATTTTTTAGCAATAACCTTTCCAGACTTTGTAACTGCTACAACTTTCTTTTTACTAGAACTCCATTTAACTTTCTTTTTCGTTCCTTTAATTTTTAGCGTATAGCTATTTTTCTTTGGTAAAGTTATGAATGTTTTATTTATTGTTGTATTCTGTTTTGCGTGTATCGGTACAGCAGGTAATAGCATCATTGCAGACAATGCAACACATAAAAACTTTTTCTTCATACGCATTTCTCCTTCTTTATTTTAATAATAAAAACGACAATTCGAGATTATATCCCATTAAGTCATTTAGATAATCATCGTATCTTTGATACGGAAAATAATAGTTGCTTTTAGGAGTAGGCGCACCATTTTTATCAAGGATTTGTTTTAAACGCACAGTTTGTCCGTCAAGCTTTTTCCATGTCTTTTTAAAATTAGAATAGCGTTTTCCTTGCACAGAATAAACATATTTGTTATAAGAGCTCCGCTTCTTGCATTTAGTATTTAATCTAGATATAGTTTTATTAATATCCATTTTTTCGCCAACTGAATTTGTACCATCTTCGATATAATGATAAATATCACAATATCCATTATTCCAGATATCTTCACACTGCCAATCATAAGCATCATGCAATTTATAAGTTATTGATTTATTATTTCGCACAGAAACCTTGCATTTTATCTTCTTTCCATTTACCTTCGCAATAATGTAAGTTGTTCCAGGTTTCTTAGCAGTGATTTTCCCATCCTTATTTACTGCAGCGATTTTCTTCTTGCAAGAACTCCATTTAACTTTCTTTTTTGTTCCATTAACTTTCAAAGTGTACGTATTTTTTGTTGGTAATGTAATAAAAGTTTTATTTAGTTTTATATTCTGCTTTGCGTGCACTGGAACAGCTGATAATAATACCAATGATGATACAAGGCAGAAAATTCTTTTCCTCATACGTTTCTCCCTTATTGATTAAAATTTAGCTCGCAGTTCTTTAACTACACCAATAATACGAACTGGTTTTTCTGCAATTTCTTTATTAGAAAAATACATAGGCTCATAACTTGGATTAGTAGAAATTAAAGCTATTCCTTCAGCATATTTCTTTAATCGTTTACAAGTTGCTTCATTGCCATTAACAACAGCAATCACGATATTGTCAGTTTCGGCATCATCCTGCTGACGAACAATAACAACATCTCCATCCTTCATTCTTGGTTCCATTGAATCACCATGAATTTGTAGCCCAAAAAATTCTCCAGTAGAAGCCATATCCTGCGTAATTTCCTCTGTGTCAATAATTTCTTCTACACAATCTATAGGAATACCGGCAGCTACACGTCCGAGAACATTGATAGTAACCCCACTTTTTGCTGGAGTAGAATTACGTTTTTCAACAAGATCCGCCTTAGAAATACCAAAATAATTTGCCATAAGTTCAATTTTATCGATTCTTGGGTATGAATTACCTTTAACCCAATCAGTGAAGGTTGTGTATTTGACGCCTAATGCTTCACACATGTCATTGCGCGACTTTTGGTGTTTATTCATGTAATATGTAATGTTTTCTGCCATAATTTTTTTGTTACCTAAGTTCCCCAATTAATAACACCTCTTTTCTTATTAATTATTATGTTTTCAGTTTAGTATAAAACCGTAAAAAAATCAAGAAAAACATAAAAAATTACGAAAAAACCGTTGACACTACGATTAAATCGTAATATACTAAGGGTGTAGCAAAGAAAAGAAAACGAAAGGATGTGAAAATAATGGCAAAAGAATATACTCCAACATTAAAGCAGGCAAGAGAAGGACGAGGGTATACTCAAGCTGAGGCAGCAAAATTAATAGGTATAAGTGTTGAAACATTAGGAAATTACGAGAGAGGTAAAAGTTATCCGGATATTCCAACGCTGAGAAAAATTGAGGAATTATACGGAGTTCCGTATGATAGACTTATTTTTTTACCTTTGGATTACGATAAAACCGTAAATTTGTACTAATGTAATTAACTAAATAACCAGGAGGTGAGAAAGACGAAATATATACACATTCCATGGTTTGTAATAATAGGAGTTCTTATTTTAGAAATATTTACACTTATTAAATCATGGAAAGACATAAAAAAAGAAGATCCCTTAAAAGAAATAAAAAGAGATCTTCTGATCCAAAAAACATTAATATATGCAATCGTGATGACAATATTTTTATCTGGAACTTTTAATTTTTGGAATTAGATTTATTTTGCTGGATTCGAAGTTCTTTATCTTTTTGATCCAGTTCACGGTCTTTTTGATCCAGTTCGCGATCTTTTTGTTCTAGTTCCTTTTGTTTATATTTTTTATCAAATTTTAGTTGTTCTTTAGCTATTTTATTAGATTCAATCTGAATTTTATTGGATTCAGCTTGGAGCTGATTGGAGATAAAACCATTATATGTATTTACAGCTAAAAGAATTAAATTCAAAATTGCGATTAATGTATTTACTTTGATTGTTTTAGTTTTGGATGAGCTGTTTTCAAAAACAGGAGTTGGATCTTCTAGGTTTTCAGAAACTGCATCCGCAAAATCAACAGGGACAGCAACATGATCATCATCAAAAACAAAATCTTCAATAGTATAGGTTGTTGGATAGCCGGCAGAAGAGAATAGTTTTTGAGAAACAGTTATTAATTCTATAGCTTGTTGTTGAACAGAAGAAGTATATGTATTTTGAAGTTTCTGTATACTTTTCTGCAAACTACGGATAGAAGAACTGTTTAAATATGTATCTATTATGCATGCTGAAAGTTTAATTGATGGTGCAAGCATGGATTTCTTAAGACCAACAGGTACAGCTTTAGAATTTAAAACAGCTTCATATTGCATTTTGCGAGCAATGGATTGAGCAGCAAAAGCTTTTGCATAAAACTTAGAATATTTATCAAATGGTTGTGTGAACTTTTTGTATGAATCCAAAGTTTTTTGAACAGCTGATAATTCTTTAGAAGTCATAAGTTTTTTATCGTATTTCATAAGAATCTCCTTTCGTAAATACTCAGGCATGGCAGTGCCTTGTGATTTAAGTATAGGAGATATATGGAAGAAAGACAACAGAATAATAGCAGATGGCTTAATTCTCTGTCCGATACACGCAACCCCCCCCCGAAATCCTCCCTAAATTGGTTAATTAAAAATAACACTTAATCGGGCAGGGAGTTAAGCCATCTGAAGAAAGGTAGGTGAAAGACATGAGTAGAAGACAAGATCTAAGAATCTTGGCAGCATATGCAAATGCACCAGAGCAGTTTCCAGAAGGAAATGTACCGATAGCATATGCGGCAGAGAAGATGGGGAAAGATGCTTGCTTCATAAGGGCAGGCATTGAAGCCGGATGGCTTCCGATCGGATACGCATTTAGAAAAACTGGAAAGAGCAGGACGAACTATTACATCAGTCCAAAGCTGTTCTGGGAAGTCACAGGAATCTTATGGAGACCAGAGAAAGGAGCATAAAGATGCATACAGAAACAAAAGCCATGATCTGCACGGCAGCAGTGCTGATCGCAATGGGAATCTTTAAAGAATTAGCTGCAGTGTGTTTGATCACGGCAGTAATCTATGAGGAAGGAGTGAAGAAATTTGATAGATAAGAAAGAAATTCTGAAAGAGCTTGATGAAAGAAAAATGCACCCCCTGAAGCGGCAACTCCAGAAGGTGCGGATATAAATAATTTAACACAAGTGCATTATAGCACAGAAAGTGAGAAGGAACAATGACAAAAGAGTTTTTATTACAGTGCGAAAAAAAAATAGAAGAAGCATACAAATGCGCAGCAACCGACCAAGGCGATAAAGTGAACGATATTGTGAGAGAAGTAAGCAGAGACATTCTTCTTAAAATATCAGATAGTGTAACACCCGTTTCTGAAGGAACATTGCCTTATATCGTGGCATCTTTGAGAGTATTGGCGAATGCTTTATCCAAAGAATTAGATCCTTTAGATAAAGAGATTTCAAAAGCAGTACAGTGGCGAATGACGACAGAGTGTGGGTTTAAGAAACAAGTAGAAAGGATATAAACGATGAAGGAAGATAAATTGCTGATCAGTCGTGAAGTATACGATGAATTAGCCGCATCTTATGAAAGGGTTGAAACTCTTGTCCGGCTGCATAAAGCTGGACAGGATCTTGATACAAACCTGATCTTTCAGATCTTAGGGGTCGGGTATCTATTAAACAAAGAAGAATTAGGAGGACATAACAATGGAGATCACAGTAAACGTAATAGGGCTTGACAATCTGGCAAATGCCATCTTTGCACTGGCAAAGGCCGCAGGAAACTGCAAAGAGGAAACACAGGTAGATGCAACAAAGGTAACACCCGTAGTGCAGCAGACAGTCGCACCAGCGGAAACAGCCGCACCTACAACTACAACTGTACCGAGCACACCGCCAGTACAGAATGTGCAACCCGTACCAACAACACAGACTGCACAAGCGACACCCGTGGCACAAAATACAGCACCCGCAGCTAGTCCGGTGCCGACTGCCACAGCACCCCCTACATATACAATGGAACAGTTAGCAGTCGCAGCGACAGGTCTGATCGATGCCGGAAAGATGCAGGATGTCCAGAATACGCTGGCATCTTTAGGCGCACAGACATTGATGGATCTGCCACAGGAGAAGTATGGGGAGTTTGCATCTGCGATCAAAGCGATTGGGGCGGTGATCTAAGATGGCGAAGAAAAGAAAACATGCTTTGTTATCAGCAAGCGGAGCGGTACAGTGGATCCACTGTACTCCTTCCGCAAAACTGTGTGATGAGCTTCCAGATACAGAAACCTCTTATACCCAAGAAGGGACTCTGGCACATGAGATCTGTGAGTTAAAACTGACAGCAGATTCTTTAAAGACTGGAACTTATACCAGAAGAATGAACAAGATCAAAAAGAATGAACTGTATCAGGAAGAGATGCAGGGATTCACAGATCAGTATGTTGACTATGTGGAGACACTTAGCAACAGTCTTCCAGAAAAGCCATATATGGCAGTGGAAAAAAGAGTTGAGTTTGATGAGTACGTACCGGATGGATTCGGTACTGCAGACTGCATTCTGATCTGCGGTACGGTCATGCATGTCATTGATTTTAAATACGGAAAAGGTGTTCCAGTAAATGCAGGTGGGAATCCGCAGATGGGATTGTATGCACTAGGAGCATTAAAGGCTTACGGATTTTTATATCCGATCGAGGACATTTTTTTTCATATCGTACAGCCAAGGCTCAATAACTTTTCCACATGGAAAACGAACAAGCGAGAGCTGACAACATGGGGCAATGTCGTAGTCAAACCGAAAGCTGAATTAGCTTACAAAGGAGAAGGAGAGTTTCGTTCCGGGGAACACTGCAGATTCTGCAAAGTCTTAAACTGCAGACAGAGAGCTTATGACAATCTGGAACTTCTGGAAACCTATGAAACAAAACTTCCACCGGAGCTTTCAGACGAAGAGGTGGGAGAAGCCCTTGCAAAAGCAGAACAGTTGGTTGCCTGGCATAAAAAATTAAAGTCCTATGCACAGACAAAACTGATCGATGGCGGAGAGATCCCTGGATGGAAGATCGTTGAAGGCAGAAGCAATCGTATGATCACAGATTACGAGAAGATGGCGGATGTTCTGGAACAGAATGGATATCCAAAAGAAACTCTGTATGAAAGGGCACAGCTTACCCTGACAGATCTTGAAAAGATGGTCGGAAAGAAAGACTTCCAGACGATCTGCGGGGAGTTCATCCAAAAGCCAAATGGGAAGCCAACGCTTGCACCGGAATCCGATAAACGTCCGGTCTATAACCCGAAAACAACAGCAGCAGAAGATTTTAAATAAAAGGAGTAAAAAATTATGAGTAATACAAAAGTAACAACAGGTGAAGTAAGATTTTCATTTCCACACGTATTTCAGCCACATGCGAACAATCCAGGACAGGAAGAAAAATATTCTGTGACGATCCTGATCCCTAAGACAGACACAGCAACGATCAATGCGATCCAGGCAGCAATGCAGGCTGCAGCACAGGAAGGTGTCTCTACAAAATTCAATGGTCAGATGCCGGCAATGCTGAAGAACCCGATGCATGATGGAGATGGAACAAGACCAAACGGAGAGCCATTCGGAGAAGAGTGTAAAGGACATATGGTTATGACAGCATCCAGTAAACAGAGACCGGAAGTTGTCGATGCAAACTGTCAGGCAATCTTAAATCCTGCAGAAGTATATGCTGGATGCTACGGAAGGGTTTCTTTAAACTTCTTCCCATATAACACAAACGGAAACAGAGGTGTTGGATGCGGACTGAACAATGTTCAGAAGACAAGAGAAGGTGATCCATTAACAGGAAGAACAACCGCAGCGGAAGACTTTGGACCAATGCCACAGGCGAATGCCCAGTCTGCAGCAGTTCCGCAGATGAACACACAGGCAGCAGCTACACAGCAGAGTGTGAATCCTGTCACTGGAATTAATCCAATCACGGGGGCTCCGATCAATGGCAGCGGAGTTATGGGATTATGATCCCGCAGAAAAACATCCTGCATATCGATATCGAGACTTATAGTAGTGTAGACATTGCAAAGTCCGGGCTGTACAAGTATGTACAGTCTCCGGACTTTCAGATTCTACTGTTTGCTTACGCTTACGATGATGGACCTGTTGAGATCATAGATCTTGCACAGGGGGAGAAACTTCCGGAAAAAGTGATCAATGATCTGAAAGCACCGGCAACGATCAAGATGGCTCATAACGCAAACTTTGAGATCAATGCATTAAGTCAGTTTTATGAGATCCGGCCGGATCAGTGGCAGTGTACGATGATTCATTCTCTTTACTGTGGGTATCCGGCATCCCTTGCAGGAGTTGGGAAAGCAATGGGATTTCCACAGGAGAAGCAAAAGATGGCAGTTGGAAAAGCACTGATCCGTTATTTTTGTGTGCCGTGCAAGCCTACAAAGAGAAACGGCGGACGCACAAGAAACTTTCCTGAACATGATATGGAAAAATGGAACCTGTTTAAAGAATACTGCAAACAGGATGTGGAAGTGGAACGCACGATCGAAGATCATCTGAAGGATTATCCGGTTCCAACGCAGGAATGGACCAACTGGCATTATGACCAGACTATTAATCAACAGGGGACTCAGGTGGACCTTGCACTGATCAATGGGGCATTGGAATTAAGTGATCAGGCAGCATTAAAGCTTGGAGATGATATCCGGCGTGTTTCTGGAATCGATAATCCGAACAGTGTTGCCCAGTTAAAACAGTGGTTATCTGATCAACTCGGGAAAGATATTGATAAGTTAGGGAAAGAAGCAGTGAACGAACTGTTAGAAGCTCCACAGGTAAAAGCAAACCCCGCAGTTTATTATGTTCTGAAGAAACGTAAAGAGATGGCCAAGAGTTCTGTGAAGAAATACACAGCTATGGAAAACGCGGTCTGCAAGGATGGAAGAGTCCGTGGATTATTACAGTTTTATGGTGCAAACAGAACGGGGAGATGGGCAGGACGTCTGGTACAGGTCCAGAACCTTCCAAGAAACTATATTCCGGAGTTGTCACTGGCAAGGAATCTGGTAAAACAGGAAAATGCAGCGATGTTGGAACTGACTTATGGCAGTCTGCCAGATACAATCTCACAGCTGATCCGGACAGCATTTGTTCCAAGAGAGGGATATGAGTTTGTCGTTGCAGACTTTTCAGCGATCGAAGCGAGAGTGATCAGCTGGTTAGCTGGAGAGGATTGGAGACTGGAAGTCTTCCGTACCCACGGCAAGATTTACGAGGCTTCGGCATCCAGTATGTTTAACGTACCGATCGAGAAGATCAAAAAAGGAAATCCGGAATATGCACTCAGGGCAAAAGGAAAGGTCGCAGAATTAGCCCTCGGGTACCAAGGTGGTACCGGAGCATTGATCCAGATGGGAGCATTAAGGATGGGACTTACGGAAGAAGAACTTCCGGATATCGTACACCGATGGAGGACAGCGAACAAACGGATTCAGGATTTCTGGTATACGGTAGAGAATTGTGCGATCGAGACGGTAACACTCGGAACAACAAACCAGATCCAGCACGGGATCACGTTTATGAGAGATGCAGATTATTTTATGATCAAACTTCCTTCCGGACGATGCTTATTTTATCCAGACCCGCAAATCGGAGAGAATGCATGGGGAAATAAGAGTATCACATACATGGGCATCGATGGAACGAAAAAATGGCAGAGACTTGAAACGTACGGTGGGAAACTAGTCGAGAATATTGTACAGGCAGTGGCAAGAGATCTGCTGGCGAATGCGATCCGAAATATGTTATTCGGTGGTTATCTCATCAACTTTCATATCCACGATGAGATCATAGCAGAAGTGCCAAAAGGTTCTGATCTGACACTGGAGAAAGCCATCGATCTGATGTGCAGGGCTCCGGAGTGGGCAGAAGGGCTGCCGTTAAACGCAGATGGATTTACAGGAGATTTCTATAAGAAAGAGTAGGAGGAACGGCATGTTTCAGAATGACTTAAAAATTAAAATATCAACGGGAAGCAGCCGAAGATCAAAGACCTGGCTGAAACAGGAGATGTACTGGTCTGATTTTGTAGAGAAGCTTGAACATCCGATCAGGACAGAAGAAACTCTGGCAGAGTATATGGGTTACCGCAAAGCAAAGCAGGATGAGATCAAGGACGTCGGCGGTTTTGTCGGTGGCGAACTTTCCGGAGAACAGAGAAGAAATGAAAATGCCGGTTATCGCTATCTGATCACACTGGATGCCGACCATATAAAACCGGGTGGAACTGATGAGGTGATCGGCATCTTAGAAAACCTTGGTTGTTCTTATGTGGTCTACAGTACCAGGAAGCATGAAGAAGCAGCACCGCGACTTCGAATCATTCTGCCACTGGATCAGCCTGCTTCTCCAGATGAATATGAGCCGATTGCAAGACGTGCCGCGGAGTATATCGGAATGGGCATCTTTGACCCGACAACTTTCGAAACAGTTCGATTGATGTACTGGCCAAGCTGCAGTAAGGACAGTCAGTATCGATTCTGCTATGCAGACAAGCCGTTTTTAAGTAAAGACGGAATGCTTGCAACATATGATAACTGGAGAGATATCACACAGTGGCCGGAAGTTCCAGGAGCGGTAAAGCTCCGTGACCGCAGTATCAAAAAACAGGGAAATCCATTAGAAAAGAAAGGAATCGTCGGTGCATTCTGTAAGACCTATACAGTAGAGCAGGCAATGGATGCGTTCTTAGGTGGTATCTATGAGCCATGTGATATGCATCCGGGCCGCTATACCTATACAGAGGGTTCGACAGTTGGCGGAGCCGTGTTATATGAGGATGGATTATTCTTATACAGCCATCATGCCACAGATCCTGCAGGTGGAAGATTATGCAATGCATTTGATCTGGTCCGGATCCATAAGTTTTATGAACTTGATTATGGATCAAAGGAAGGAACGCCGATCACAAGGCTTCCATCCTTTTCTGCAATGTGTGAGTTTGCGATGGAACAGCCAAATGTTGCAAAAGTCATTACTGCAGAACGATATGAACGTGCACAGTCCGAATTTTCACAGGATATATCAAAAGAAGATCTTGACTGGATGGAAAAGTTAAGCTGCAGTTCACAGACAGGAATGCCGAATAAGACGATCGATAACGTGTTGATCATTCTGGAGAACGATCCAAACTTAAAGGACCGATTATATCATGATGAATTTGCGAACAGAGCAACTGTTTGCAGACCGATGCCGTGGGAATTTCATCCGGAGTTTCCTTATAAGGATCGCGCATGGACCGATGAAGATGATGCTGGATTAAGACATTACATGGAGAAGACTTACGGGATCACAGGAGAAAAGAAGATATTAGACGGCATGGCGATCTATGCAAATCGACATAAAAGACATAAGATCCGAGAATACCTTACAGGCCTTAACTGGGATGGGGTCAGACGATTAGATACGCTATTGATCGATTATTTCGGAGCAGAAGATTCTGAATATGTACGTGCGGCAACAAGAAAGACTTTGTGCGCTGCGGTTGCCAGAGCCATGCATCCAGGATGTAAGTTTGATTATATGCTGATCCTGTCCGGAGCGCAGGGCGTTGGAAAGAGTACGTTCTTTTCGATGTTGGGCAAAGACTGGTATTCCGATTCAATGAGTACCTTTGAAGGGAAAGATGCGGCAGAGATGGTGCAGGGCTACTGGATCATTGAAGCTGGGGAGTTGACTGGATTTAACAGATCAGAGATGAATGCGGTCAAACAATTCTTAAGTAAGAAAGAAGATGTTTATCGTATGCCGTATGGACGCAGGACTGCGAATTTTCCACGAAACTGTATCATCGTAGGAACTACGAACGATAAAGAGTTCTTAAAGGACAGAACAGGAAATCGTAGATTCTGGCCAGTTGGACTCGGAAAACAGAAACCAAAGAAGAACATCTTTCAGGAACTGCCGGCAGAAGTCGATCAGGTATGGGCAGAAGCGGCTGCAAGATGGATGTTAGGAGAGCCGCTGTATATGTCCGGGGATGTCGCCAAAGTGGCCCAGGAGAAGCAGGAGACTTACAGAGAAGCATCTCCAAAAGAAGGTGTGATCAGAGAGTTCCTGGAGAAGAAGATTCCAACAGACTGGAAGGAAAAGAGTCAGGCACAGAGAAGGTCATTTTTCAACAGTGAATTTCAGGTAAAAGATGAGAGCAGTATGGTTGAACGTGATCGAATATGTGCGGCAGAGGTCTGGTGTGAGTGCTTTGGCGGTGATCTCAAACAGATGCGAAGACAGGATACGATAGAGATTAATGGCATTCTAAATTGCATCGATGGATGGCAACGTATATCATCTGTAAGGTTCGGTCCATACGGGACACAGAGAGGGTATACGCGTGTAAACAGAGTGTTGACAGATTAAAAGGTAAACATACAATATTTGGAAATGTAAACAAGAGAAACATTCAGTAAACAGAGCATTGATTACAAGAAAATGGCTTAAATCATATATCTAATACCTACATAAACATTGTAAACATTAAATTATATATAAATAAAATATAAAGGGTAATGGTATAGTAGTACCCCATGTACGCCTATACACGCGTATATATAGGGGGACAATGTAACATTGATTACAAGCAAAGGAGAATGATATGAGAGAAAGCAGTATAGAATCCAAGTTCAGGGATGAAGTAAAAGAGGTCGGTGGTATGGCGTATAAGTTTGTATCTCCGGGCAATGCTGGAGTACCAGACAGGGTTGTAATCCTTCAAGGCGGAAAATCTGGATTTGTAGAATTGAAACGACCAGGAGAAAAAACAACACCACTTCAGAAAGTCCAGATCCGTAAGATCTTAGCAACGGGATGCTATGCAACCGTTCTTGATAACAAAAAAGATATTGACCGAGTGATCTGGGAGATCGAAGCATGGAATCCAGGTAAGGCCTTGGACAAGATCGCAGAGTTAGAACAGAGAGGCATGATATGAAATTTGTACCACACAATTATCAGCGATACTGCATTAACCGCATGATCACGGATCCGGTCTTAGGATTGTTTCTTGACATGGGTCTTGGAAAGACAGTGATCACACTGACAGCAGTCAATGATCTGAGGTTTAATCGGTTTGCAGTCCGGAAAGTTCTTGTCATCGCACCGAAGAAAGTTGCAGAAGATACATGGACAAGGGAATCACAGAAATGGGATCACTTAAAGATGCTTCGGGTGATCCCGGTTCTTGGAAGTATCAAACAGCGGATCAGAGCGATCAATACACCCGGCGATATCTGGGTGTTATCAAGAGATAATGTCTCATGGCTGGTTGATTATTACAAAAATGACTGGCCGTTTGACATGGTGATCATCGATGAGTTGTCGAGCTTTAAGTCCAACAAAGCAAAACGATTCCGAAAATTAAAAAGTGTCAGGAGTCACATCCACCGGATCGTAGGGCTTACAGGAACACCGACTCCGAACGGATTGGAAGACCTGTGGGCACAGATCTATCTTCTGGATGAAGGAGAACGGCTAGGAAAGACTTTAACCGGATACCGTGATAATTACTTCACACCAGGAGCAAGAAACGGAAATGTGATCTATGAGTACAATCCGAGGACATGGGCAGACGAAGAGATCAATGAACGGATCAAAGATATCTGTATCTCCATGAAAGCAGAGGACTATCTGGAATTACCAGAACGGATCGACAATGTCCGGCATATCAAACTTCCAGATAAAGCAAAGAAGCAGTATGAAGAACTGGAGAAGACGATGATCGCGGATATCGATGGAGAGACCATTGACGTTACCAGTGCGGCGGCTTTAAGCAATAAACTTTTGCAGCTTTGCAACGGAGCTGTCTATGATGCAGACGGTATATACCATGAGGTGCATGATGAGAAGATCGAAGCCTTAAAAGAGATCATCGATGCAAATGCAGGAAAAGGAATTTTAGTGTTTTATAACTTTAAGCATGACAAGGCACGGATCCAGAAGGCTTTGAAAAAGAGCAAGCTTCGGATCGGGGAGTTAAAGAATCCGGACAGCATCACAGCCTGGAACAATGGGCAGATGGATATCCTACTTGCACATCCGGCAAGTGCAGCATATGGATTAAACCTTCAGGCAGGTGGGCACATCATTGTCTGGTTTGGACTTAACTGGTCATTGGAGTTATACCAGCAGGCAAATGCCAGACTGTACCGACAGGGACAAAAAGAGAATGTTGTGATCCATCATCTAGTCACTGCTGGCGGATATGATGAGAACGTCATGGATGCGCTGGAAGCAAAAGAAGTTACACAGGATTCGTTCCTGGATGCCTTAAAGGCAAGGATCAAGAGCGTGAAAGGAGAGAACGATGGGAAAGATTGATGCAAAGATGGAAGGCAGGACCGAAGGATTGGAACTTGCTTTACGCATTGTGAGAGAAGGCGGAGCAGAAGCCTTAGAGAGAGAAATGAAACACCGGAGAGTTACAGGGATCAAGGTTCCTGTCGATCATAGAGAAATGGATAAAGCGGCACAGAAGATCAAAGAGCAGATCATGGATACCGTTCTTGCTATGAGCATCATGGTGCTAAGAGATGAGTTCGGTTTTGGCAAGAAACGGCTGGATCAGTTCAAAGCCAGATTTAACTTGAAAACAGAATGTATGAATGATGGATTAGTTACATGGGCAGACATTCTGGAGGCAATCAGAGATGAGACTGGCATTGAGCTTACGATCAGAGAAAATCGTTAAGGAAAGTTAAGGAGTGAATTAATTATGGCAAAGATCAGACAGAAACTTGCGAAGGTCTATATTCATTCGCAGGATAATGGCAATGACTTTGGGATCATCGACCATCTAGCTGAGGCCGGATATGATGTCGATTTCGAAGTTGTGGATAATGGAGTTGGCAATAAAGTGATCTCATGTGAGATCTATGACGCAGGGGGGGACGAAAGACAATGATCAAAAATAATAGGACAGCAATGAATGCATACAAGAAGACCAGAGAGAAACATGGCGGGGATCGTCCTCGCTGTGTAGTCTGTGGCGAGGCGATGGATCCGGAGGACGATGAGACAGAGAGGTCCAGAACAAAGAGAAGGACAGATTGTTTTGTACATAGACATTGCGTGAAACACTGGGGAGACGTTTAGGATGCTGATGCAACATAGGTGACAGGAGGCAAGACATGGATAAGAAAAAACTAAGACAGTATCAATCTCTGAAGAGGGAGCAGAAGATGCTGGAAGACAAAATGGAGAAACTGAATGAGAGAGCAGAGAGGATTCCGACGGTCGCTGGAACAGTAAAAGGATCCATGAGCGCGTTCCCATATATTGAAACACATATGAGTGTTGTGATGTCAGAGCCAAAACAGGCAGATGTGATCTATCAGCAGATGATGATCAACGGAAAGAGACAGGAACAGGTGGATGAACTTCTGACAAAGATTGAAGAGTTTATCAGTCGGATTCCTGATAGTACTACAAGACAGATATTCGAACTCATTTATCTAAATGGTAAGACACAACAGGAAGTTGGAGAACAATTGGGGTATACAAAAGGCAGAATTTCTCAAATAATCAGCGAAAATCTAAAAGATTAAACAAATTAAACAAAAAAGTGTGTTATAGTTATACTAGAGAAATTGGATAGAATCCTTTTACTCGCCCCGTATAATTTTTTTTGAGCATCGTAGAAATACGGTGTTCTTTTTTTTGCCAAGAGAATTTTATCGAAAATAGTAGTTTATTGGCTGGAAAAATGGTAAAATGTAAAAAATGATTATATGGGGGAAGATAAAACATGGAAAAAAGACAGATGTATATTGCAGATCTGAATGTAGTTTTTGGTAAAGAATCTGAGCCAATGATCAAACGGATTGATGACATAATGCTTCCAGCGATGACAAGTAGATTGTACAGACAGGTTGGAAAAGATAATAGAACCAGATTATTTTTTCATAACGTATGCATAAATGAAGTTGAAAAAGATGAGTATGTATTACAGGGGTTGCTTATCAAGGATACAGTTTTGTCAGTTCAATCGGTGTATGATAACGCTACAGGATTGCAGATGACAAATGAACGAATAAAATCGTCACCATATTCTTTGTTTATGATATATCTTAAAAATCATAGAATGGTCCTTGTGAAAAATCAAAGTGGAAGTCCAGATATTAGAAGTTTTTCTGCTACGATAAAGGATGTGGTAAAAGAATATATTAGAACACAAAATGACATTAAAAAAGCAGAGGGAAAAGGGAAAGAAGAATTTCTTCCATATCCGCATATAAATATTGCAGGTATAAAATCAGCACAGAGTGTCCGAACTGCATTAGCGGATGTTGAGAAGATAGATAAATTAATATTTAAATTTTTCCCACTGAATGATGAATGGGATTACGATTCAGTGTTTGGTGGTATTGAAGCACAAATTAGAAGAAGGATACAGAGTAACAAAGGAAGAATGGAATTTCCTTCTCCTCAATCCGTAGATGGTGTTGCTGATATTATCGAAGAAACTGAGGGCATGGTAAAAACTGAATTAAAAGTTCAGTACAAAGAGGACAGTGACAAGGCAATCGGAAAACAGAAAGGCACAATAAAAGATAATGAGTTATCCGAGGTACTACAGGTTGAGGTGACAGGTGAGCTGTCTGATGCTTACGAACAAATAAATGGTTATGGTCACGAGCTGAATCCATTACACATTCAAAGCGAAAATAATTTAATAAATTACGAGGAGTTTGTTAAGAAAAGAAAAAAGTAAGGTGAGTGCTTATGGATAGCATGATAAAAAATGTCGGGGAGATAGTCGAGGATGGAAAAAATAAAAATTTAATACGGGGTATAGTTGAGGAGATTAAGTTTTCTAAGAAAAACTTATGGCAATTTTTATTAGCAGGAATATTAGCGATTTTTGAAGCATTGTTTATTGGCGTGAATGAAAAGACTGTATCAATTTTCTGTGAAGTTGTTCAGGATATAAATAATATTTCTATTGCGTTTATTGCGATGATAATAGGGGCATATTCTATATTTCAGGCGTTGTTATCGAAATCTGTAATAATCCAACTATTAAAATCGAAGAATAATATTTTGAGAGAAAGCAACAAATCATTTTTAAACTTGTCAATTATATATACATTATCGATAGTGGTTGGCGCATTCATAGCTATAATTATGCGAGTAATACCAGAAGAATTTTTGATTATGAATAATACGGAATTAAGTAATGTAGTTGCAGTAATTGGTTTATTGATATATTTCGCGTATTACAATATTATTTTTTTAGAAGTAATTAAATTTGTGATTAATTTATTTAGAATGTTTTGCGTTTATAATGCAGTAAGCGGGATGGATGCGATCAATGAAGAAAGTGATAAAATGAAATAAAATATTGAATTAAGGCACCTTCGGGTGCTTTTTTCGTGCATAAATTTAAGGACCTCTAGCTCAGTAGGTCAGAGCAGTCGGCTCATAACCGATCGGTCCAGGGTTCGAGTCCCTGGTGGTCCATTTTAGAGAAAGGAGTGAGCCTAGATGGCATTAACAGAAAAAAGAAAACTATTTGCCGATGAATATCTGATAGATCTGAATGCATCTCGGGCTTACAGAGTTGCATATCCGAGAGTAAAAGACGGAGATACAGCAGCTGCTGCCGCAAGTAGATTACTAAAAATTAAAGATGTGTCTGAGTATATCAGTGTTCGAATGCAGGAGCGGAGCGAAAGAACAGAAATCACACAAGATCGAGTGCTTAATGAATTAGCATCGATCGCCTTTGCAAAAGCTACAGATTACGCCGAGGTCCAAGATGGACAAGTGATTATAAAAAATACCGCAGATTTATCCGATACGATGGTAAGAGCAATCGCAGGAATCAAAGAAGGGCGCAACGGTGTTGAAATTAAGCTGAATGATAAAGGAAAAGCATTAGAACTGTTAGGAAGACATCTTGGAATGTTCAAAGACCGCATGGAAGTATCTGGTCTGGAAGAAGAAAAATCCAAACTTGATGATCTGATCAATCAGATGCGAGGTGGGTAAATGAGCGATGAACGCCTGCTGCTGTCAGAAAAGTACAAAGCATTTATCAGATGTGATGCACCAGTAGAGTTCCTGGAAGGCACAACGGCAGCAGGTAAAACGACAGTAGGTCTTTTCAAGTTCATGCTTAAGGTAGCAGAATCTCCAAAGAAACTGCATATCCTTGCAGCGAAAGATACCGGTACCGCAGAAAAGAACATCATCAACAAAGATTTAGGGATTATCGATGATTTTGGGCAGTTAGTCGAGTACCACGGAAACGGAACCAAAGACGATAAGATTCCGCATCTTCTGTATCACACAAGCAAAGGCGATAAAGTTATTTATGTACTTGGATATGGAGATAAACAGAAGTGGCAAAAGGCATTAGGTGGTCAGTATGGCTGTCTATACATTGACGAGATCAACACAGCAGACATCGACTTTGTAAGAGAGTCTGCTATGCGATGTGATTATCTGATGGCAACATTGAATCCTGATGATCCAGCACTGCCGATCTACAAAGAATATATAAATTGCTCCAGACCACTCCCAGAGTGGGAGCAGGAAACACCAAAAGAAATAAAAGATGAGTTGAAAGAAGAACCAAAACCTAACTGGGTCCATTGGTTCTTTTCTTTTGTTCATAATTTGGGATTACCAAAAGAAAAACTAGACAAGATCATTGCCAACACTCCGAAAGGGACGAAGATCTGGAAGAACAAGATTGAAGGATTGAGAGGAAAAGCAACAGGTCTTGTCTTTTCTAATTTTGACCGAAAGCGGCATGTTAAAACCAAAGCATGGTTAAAACAGCAGCTAAAAGATGGAAAGATCAAGATAAAAACCATCACTGCAGGTCTGGATACTTCTTACTCTTCTGAGTCTGAAGATACGATTGCTATGATTTACCAGATCATCACAGAAGATCGCAGAGTGATCACAGTAGATGAGAAGATTTACAGCAATGCGGATCTGACAATCCCACTGGCACCATCGGATGCCGTGCGAAACTTTGTAGACTTCCTGGAAACAAACCGTAAAGAATGGGGATTCGCAAGAGACGTATTCATAGATTCTGCCGATCAGGCAACGATCACAGAGTTAAACAAACACAAACGTCTGCATGGCAGTGTGCATAATTTTATTCCGGCATACAAGAAAACAACGATCATAGACAGGATCATGCTGCAGATCTCATGGTTGCAACAGGATGCCTATTTAGTCCTTGAACATTGTGTTAACCATATCTCAGAACTTGAACGATACAGTTGGAAAGAAGATAAGAACAATGAACCAGAGGATAGAAACGACCATACGATCAATGCCAGTCAGTATGCATGGCTGCCATACAAGATGCAAATAGGAGACAAAGATGAAATGGGTGGATAATATCATGGAAAAAGTAAAAGGAGGGATTCGCAGTTGGTTAAATGTACAGCCGGCGAATCCCTCAAGAATCAACATAACTGAAACATTGGATTACGAAGCAAATGCAATTAAAAACCGTATCTGGTACAGAGGGGACAGCAACGAACTGGAACAGCTGTACCGGCAACTTGTTATCAATACAAGCCGGCAGAGTTTCTGGGCGGCGGAGTGCAGTCCAGGGATGGAGATCAATAAGATTCATACAGGACTTCCATCGCTGATCGTGGACATGCTCACAAGTGTGACTCTTGCCAGTCTAAACGATTTTGATTTTAAAAAGAAGAAGGATCAAGATATTTGGGATGAGATCGCGAAAGAGAACAAGATCAAGAAGCGACTGGAGAAAGCAACGAAAGAAACTCTGTACATCGGAGATGGAGCTTTTAAGGTCACATTTGATACAAGTCTTTCACAGTATCCAATCATTGAGTACTATCCTGGAGAACGACTTGAGGTCAAAAATAATCGTGGCAGGATCACAGAGATTGAGTTCAAAACGGTTTATGACTACAAAAGAAGAGAATATATCCTGCATGAGTATTACGGCTATGGGTATATCAAATATAAATTGACCTGCGATGATAAGGAAGTGCCGCTTGATGCACTGGATGAAACAAGAAACTTGCAGAACTTGGCATTCTCAACATACCAAGAAGGTAAAGATGGAGAAGTTAAGCAACGTGGCGAATATATGCTCGCTGTACCGCTTATGTTCTTTGAATCTGGAAAATGGGATAGTAGAGGGCAGAGTATCTTTGATCGTAAGATTGATGCGTTCGATGCCTTTGATGAAGCATTCAGTCAATGGATGGATGCACTTCGAGCTGGAAGAAGCAAAGAGTATATTCCAGAATGTTTCATTCCGAGAAATCCAGAAACAGGAGCGACATTACCAGTGAATCCATTTGATAATCGATACATCAAAACAGATTCCGACATGCACGAAGGTGCAAAGAATGAGATTGTATTGCAGCAACCAGAGATTCCACATGAAAGCTATCTATCAGCATACATAACAGCACTGGATTTATGTTTGCAAGGTCTGATCAGTCCGTCAACATTAGGGATTGACGTAAAGAAACTGGATAACGCAGATGCACAGAGAGAAAAAGAGAAAGCTACGCTTTATAGCAGAAATGCGATCGTAGGCGCATTGCAGGAAGACTTGCAAAGTTTGATCAAGGTAAGTATCAAAGCATACCGTGAACTAAATGGGCAGAGCAGTAATGATGATGTCGAGGTAGATGTAACGTTTGGAGAATATGCCAATCCATCTTTCGAGAGCCAGGTTGAAACTGTTGGAAAAGGAAGATCACAGGGAGTCATGAGCGTTGAAGCTTGTGTGGACGAGCTGTATGGCGATTCCAGAGACGATGAATGGAAGAAACAAGAGGTCGCAAGACTGAAAGCAGAACAAGGAATCATGGAAGTAGAAGATCCGGCAGTCAATACGGCAGCAGGAGATTTTCAGATAGGAGAAGTAAATGGTAGTGATTATAATGAACCACTCGTACAGGATGAGCCGACAGGAGACAAAAAAGTTCCTGAAACAGATGAGTGAGAACGTTCAATTCGGTATTTACGCGATTGAAAAAGATGGAATTATCGAAATGAGAAAGGACAGGTGTGGCAGCATGTCAAAACTCAAAGAGATGAAACGCGAGTTCAAAAGACAAGGGTATAAAGTGTATTACAACACAGGTGAAAGATGAATGATTACGATATTCAAGAAGCGCTTAAGCGGATAGAAGATGAACTGATCGCATCGATGATGCGTAATATGCAGCGACACCGAGCAGAAGAAACAAAAGAAGGTATCGAATGGGGAATGTGGCAGGCAGAACAGCTGAAAGCTTTGGAAGAATACAAGAAACGAAACAAAGAGAGATACAAGGACCAATTTGGAGAAATCAATTCAAGTATTCCTGCACTGATCAGCGAATCAAGAAAACGTGGATATTTAGATCAGGAAGCACAAATCTTGGAATCTATTGGTAAAAGCACCAGTAGAGGACAGGGAGATATTGATGCTTCCTTTTTTCAGATCAACGATCGTAAGATGAATGCACTGATCGATGCGACAGTCTCAGATATGGATAGTGCAGAGACAGCGATGCTAAGACGTGCAAATGATCAGTATCGAAAGACGATATTCAATGCGCAGGTATATGCAAACAGTGGTGTTGGTACCTATGAGAAAGCCGTAGATATGGCAACAAAGGATTTTCTTGCAGCAGGTATCCAATGCATCCAGTACAAGAATGGATCAATGCATAGGATAGAAGAATACGCAGGTATGGCAATCCGAACAGCAAGTAAGAGAGCTTATCTTACTGGAGAAGGAGAAAAGCGTAAAGAATGGGGTTGCCATCTTGTAATCATGAATAAGCGAGGAAATCCGTGCCCAAAGTGCCTGCCGTTTGTTGGAAAGATTCTGATCGACGATGTGTGGAGTGGTGGAAGCAGTGAGGATGGAAGTTATCCATTGATGAGTTCTGCAATGGCAGCAGGACTTTATCATCCAAACTGCAAAGACAGTCACACAACATACTTCCCTGGAATCAGTACACCGCCAGACGATAAGTTTTCAAAGGAAGAGATTAAAAAAGTTGAGGATGATTATAAAGATGATCAGAAGCAACAATATGCCAAAAGACAGAAAGAGAAATTTAGAAGACTGGCAAATTATTCATTAGATAGAGAAAATAAAGAAAAGTATGAAATAAAACTTGGAGAATGGAAACAAGAGTTTCAAAAGAAAGCAGAAGGATTTAATATAAAGGATTCTCTCGAAGTATTCAAAGAAAAGATAAAAAATAACATAGATAATTCAAGACACAAGGCTAATATGTCATTTTTTGTGGATACAGTAGAATTTGTAGAAGACCAAGAACTTAAAGTGCCTTTTGCATATTTGCCTAATGAAGATATTATAAAATACAATTCTAAAGCACCTAATATTGAATTGTACGATATGGATTATGTATTTTCGCATGAAATAACACATAGAATGGATTTTCTACAATACAATAGTTGGAAAGATGAAAGATTTCTTCAAGAAATTGAAAAATGTAGACAAAAAGTATATGATAAAAGAGATGAAGTTCAAGAATGGTTTCAAGAAAATGGGAAGTATGAGTACAGCTTTGCAATTTCAGATATTATCAGCGCATTGAGTGAAGGTGAGATTATAGTTCCAGTAGGGCATAAAAAGAGTTATTGGAAATCGAATCCTAAAGTACAGGCGATGGAAATATTTGCGAATTTAAGCAGCATAGATGTACTTGAATTGGATGAAAAAGAAAAAATATTAGATGGAATATTCAAGGCATATAAGGAGCTGGTTGAATGAAAAAATTGATTCAGGCATTAAAAGAAGATGGAGAAATTCAGTATTTAAAAAGGAGATGTTATGAAATAACTGGTGAATGGATTCCGTATCATTGGGAATGCTTCAACGGGATAGAAGAATACAGAGAGTATATGAAGAAGATTGTGAGAGAATATGAAGATAAGAAGTAAAAGATATAGATAATACCACTGATCAGAAATGGTTGGTGGTATTTTTATACCCATTTTTAAGGAAAGGAGGACCAGCAATGAAAGTAAGAGTAACTTACAATTATCACGACAGAGAACTTGGTTTTGAAAAACATATTGGGGATGAGCTTAACGTTACAGATGAAAGAGGTCAGGTACTGATCGCAGCAGGTGTAGCGGAAGAAATCGTTGAACCAGTAGAAAAACCAGAAGCTCAGGAAGGAACTGAGGAAGAAGAAAAACCAAAAAGAAGTACCAAGGCAAGAAAGTAAGAGGTGATCCATAAATCTCGGTAGCAGACGTTCCGTTAAGACGTCTTATTTTTATGCTCCAAACACGATAAGAGGGTAAAAGATGCGTGGGCGGTGACACCGAAGACAATGGATGATTGGGGGACACCCACAAAATGGAAAGGAGCAACAATGAAAAAGAAATTAAACATGAATCTACAGTTTTTTGCGGAACCAGGATCAGAGCCAACAGGGGGACAGGGAGAACCTGCACCACAGCCAGGAGTAAATCAGACCCCGCCGGCAGCTGATCCGCCACAGATTGACTACAATAAGATTCAGCAGATGTTAGATGGAACATTAGCAGCAAAAGAAAACACTGCATTAAAAGCCTATTTTAAACAGCAGGGACTTAGCCAGGAAGAAGCTGAGCAGGCGATGCAGGCATTTAAGCAGCAGAAAGCTGCAAACGAACCGAACATCGAAGCAATCCAGAACGAGGCACAGAACGCGCAGCAGATGGCACAGAAAGCTATGATCGAGCGTGATGCTTATAAGTTATCTGGAGAACTTGGGATCGACTTAAAAACAATGCCTTACGTGTTAAAACTGGCAGACGTGTCGCAGGTCGTACAGGATGGAAAGATTGATTCCGAAAAATTAAAAGAAGCATTAAACAAAGTATTGGAAGATGTGCCACAGTTAAAACCACAGGAACAGCAGCAGACAGGATTCCGTCAGATCGGAGTCGGTCAGCAGCATGGCGGAGAGACTGGTGGCAATGCACCACAGCAGAAAGCGGTACCAACAAAACGATGGAACCGATTTAATTAGGAGGTAAGAAAGAATGGCATTAAATTATGCACAGGTATGGGAGCCGGAACTCCTGGAGATCTTAATGCAGGGAACATTAACTTCTCCATTCGTAACATCAAATGTAACATGGTTGGATGCGAAAACATTCCACTTCACACAGATGTCTGTATCTGGATTCAAAAACCACAGTCGAAATGGCGGATGGAACAAAGGAACTTATGCACAGACAGATACTGCATTTACCGTAGAACACGACAGAGATGTGTCATTTCTTGTTGATAAAGCAGATGTCGATGAGACAAACGCAACAGCATCTATCCAGAATATTTCCAAAGTCTTTGAACAAACTCAGGTAGTTCCAGAAACAGATGCGTTATTTTTCTCTAAAGTAGCACAGGCTGCACAGAAAGTGACTGGATATCACAGCTCAACAGCTTCCAGTGATTATACAAAAGCAAATGTATTCAGCAAGTTAAAAGGATTCCTTGCAGCAGGAAAACTTCGCAGATACAAAGCGAATGGATCACTGATCATGTATGTATCATCTGCGATCATGGATCTGTTAGAACTGTCTACAGAATTTACTCGTAAGATTGAGATGACTCAGATCGCAGAAGGCGGTATGGGAATCGAAACACGAGTCACAGATATTGATGGCGTAACACTTATGGAAGTTATCGATGATGAACGCTTCTATGATAAGTTTAACTGGGAAGTTGAAGAAGGCGGATTTGCACCAGTAAAGAAAGACGCAGGTAAATCCGTAACAGGATCACATAAGATCAATGTGCTGATCGCATGCGGACAGACATGTAAGACAGTTCCTAAGATCTCATCCATCTATTACTTTGATCCAGGAACACACACAGAAGGTGATGGTTATCTGTATCAGAACAGAACTTTATCTGACGTATTTGTATTCCCGAACGGAAAAGATGGCAAGGTTGATTCTGTTTACGTTGACGTAGACACTACGGAATATACCGAAGTGTAGGAGGTGGTGCATATGGCACTCGCCTCTTATGCGGATCAGGAGTATTATGAAAAAGTCAGCGGTGTAATCACAACGGATAATCTTGAAAGGAGACTGTATATCGCAAGCCGACACATTGACACGCTTACATTTAACCGTATTGTAGCAAGAGGATTTGAGAATCTGACAGAATTTCAGAAAGATGTGATACGTCTAGTTGTCTGCAAACAGGCAGATTTTGAAGCAGAAAATGAATCTCTGATCAACAGTGTCTTAAGTTCTTATTCGATCAATGGCGTGTCAATGGGAATCAATGCCGGTGGATGGAATGTGACAGTTCAGGATGGAGTGATCATGAAAGCTGATAATTACGCGATGTTAGAGCAGACAGGATTGTGCTGCAGGAGATTGGGGGCGATCTGATGAAATGGCCAGAGTTAATTCCAAAATCAATGTGTCAGATGGATATTCATATTCGGATTGACAGCGAAGAGATTGGAGAGGAAGGGCAGCCGATCACTCTGATCGATGCGGATTTCAAATGCAACTATCAAGATAAAGCGAAAAGAGTTATGACAAATGAGCAGAAGATCGTACAGGTTACGGGATCTGCTCTTTTTTGTGGAGATATCGACCCAGATGTACCAGTGATCAGTTGCGGTGTCGCAACAATCTTTGGAGTTGAGAGAGTGATCGTAAGTGGAGAGAAAGCAAGAAATCCCGATGGGACGGTCAATTATACCAGATTGGAGTTGATGTGATGATCCGTTGCAATTCAATTATAAAAATCAACACACAGAGACTTCGGGAGCTTTCACAGGCACAAGTCACAGCACTGGAAAAGACAGCAGAAGCTTTGCATACCGAAGTGGTACAAGCTCAGGTTATGCCGTTTGATACAGGAAATCTGCAAAACGATAATACGTTTGTGGATTACACCTACAGCAAAGCAGGACGCGCAAGGATTGTATCTACAACGCCATATGCCAGAAGGTTATATTTTCATCCGGAATACAATTTCCAGACATATGAAAATCCGTTTGCAGGCGGTGAATGGTTTAATCCTTGGCTTCCAGGCGGATTGTATGAAGATTTTGCACAAAAAGCATTTAAGAAACTGTACCGAAGGGAGAGTGGCATATGATTTTGCTAGCAGATGTGAAAGACTGGCTGAAAACAGTATTTGAAGCTGATCACTATTACACAGGAAAGTTAGACAACAAAAAAGACAGATCCATTGGAGTGTATCAACGAAGTTCCTATGCTCCAAAACGGTATGCAGTAGGTGGATATAAGAAATATGATACGAAAAGTATATCTGTCTTAGTTCACTGGAACAACAATTCAAAAGAAACAGAACAGGCAGCAGCCGAACTGTTTGAAATATTAGAAACACAGAAACAATTCATGATCAAAGATACAAAAGTAGATTTCTTATCCATGCAGGTTCCTGAACCAGTAGATGTTGGAACGGATGACAAAGGAATCTATGAACGTGTCATTTGGTTTGACATTTATTACGAAAGGAAGGTAGCCGATGAGCGAAACAGCTAAAAGCGGAGTATATCCTTGCTACGAAAATCAGTTTCAGATCGACACTGCAGCATCTGGATCAGAAGCAGCTATGAAAGATATCGCAGACTGTGAAACATTTGAAGTGTCCTTTGATAACGGTGTTGAGGATTGGACTCCATTTGATACAGAAGGATGGACACGCAGATTAATGACTGCAAAATCCGTTACGATCTCAGTTACAGCGAAACGAAACGTAGGAGATGCCGGAAACGATGCGGTTGCAGGATTGGCATGGAAAAATGGAAGGAATGTAGAGAAAGATTTTCAATGGACGTTTCCGGACAAAACAGTTGTCAAGTTTGCAAGTGCAGTTATCAATGTGACAAATGTAGGAGCAGGAGATTCTACAGCAGTTGCACCTCTGGAATTTGAAGTACAGAGCAACGGTAAACCAACAGTAACACCAGGAGTTTAGGAGAGGGAAACCTCTCCTTTTTTGAAAGGGAGATAAAATGGGAAAAGTAGTAGATATTACAGATAAGCTGAAATTTGAAGAGAATCCGGCATTAGTGATCAACGGAAAGAAATATGAAGTGAATGCAGATGCGACAACTATGATCGAAGTCATGGGAGAGTTAGGAGATGCAGAAGACGATGTGACTCCAGGGACGATCTCAAAACTTTGCAAGCTGATCTTTACAGATAAAGCACAGAAAGACTTAGCAAAGCTTCATTTGAAATTTGATGATTATACCGTAGTTGTTCAGGAAGCAATTTCATTAATTTCTGGAACCGATGGTGAAGAAGAATCGGGGGAGTAGTTGATCCTGGATATGATCTGTTTGAAGATTGGGACCTGATCGTATCTTCATTTGCGGAGCAGTATGGAATCAGAATCTATTCCAAAGAATTTAAGGAAATGCAATGGCACGAGTTTAAAGCGCTGCTTTGTGGAATAGGACCAGATACATCTTTAGGACGGATCGTATCCATCCGATTAGAAGATGACAATGAAGTGATCAAAGAGTTTACTTCGGAACAAAAAGAGATCAGAAACAAGTGGAGAAGAAAAGCCGCTAAGACAAAGACAGAAAAAGAAACGAATGATTTCTTAGAAACGATGAAACAGGCATTTATTGATATGGCAGGAGGTATAACAAATTGAAAAGATAAAATGTAAAGAATGCGGACAGACATTGATGGTCGCAGAATATGTAAAAGGGGAAATTAAATGTCCCCGATGCAAACAGGTAAATATAGTATGGATCCGCAAAGGGAAGAGCATAGGTAAGCACCGTTGTAGTAGCTAAGCCAGCCTACTTTGTGAAAAAGCAAGGTAGGTGATAAGTATGGCAGCAGATAGTGCAGGACAGATCGGCTTAGATCTGGTGATCAATCAGCAACAATTTAATAAACAGTTAGGTGGAATACAGAACCTCGCAAAGAAAACAGGAAAGATGCTTGCCGGTGCTTTTGCTGTAAAAGGATTAACAAGTTTTGCGAAAGACTGTATTGAGCTAGGATCAAATCTGACAGAGGTACAGAACGTTGTCGATGTAGTATTTCCAACAATGAACAAAAAAGTAAACGAATTTGCACAAAATGCAGCAAGTACATTTGGACTTTCTGAAACGATGGCAAAGAAGTTTACCGGAACATTCGGAGCAATGGCAAATGCTTTTGGATTTTCTGAAAAAGAATCGTACAAGATGAGCACAGCTCTTACTGGACTTGCTGGAGACGTTGCTTCTTTCTATAACATTTCGCAGGACGAAGCTTTCACGAAACTGAAATCCGTGTTCTCTGGAGAAACAGAAACGTTAAAAGATCTCGGTATTGTAATGACACAGACAGCGCTTGATCAGTACGCACTGGCAAATGGATTCGGTAAAACGACCAGTGCCATGACGGAACAGGAGAAAGTAGCCTTAAGATATGCATTCGTACAGCAACAGTTGCAGAATGCAACAGGGGACTTTTCAAGGACCTCTGATCAGTGGGCGAACCAGATCAGGATTTTATCTTTGCAATTTGATTCCCTGAAAGCTTCAATTGGACAAGGATTGATTAATTTATTCTTGCCAATCGTAAAAGTAATTAACTTGGTGCTTGGAAAATTAATGACTCTTGCAAATGCATTCAAGTCGTTTACAGCAATGATCATGGGCAAGAAGACCAGCGGAGCGTCAGCAAGTCTTGATAAGACGGCGACAAGTGCAGGAAAGGTATCTAACAGCTTAAACAATGCGACAAGTTCCGCAAATAAGCTGAATAAGTCGACAAAGAAAGTTGGAGACACAGCCAAAAAGACGGCAAAGAAGATATCTGGATTGATGGGATTTGATCAGATCAATAAATTGACTGAAACAAAAGGATCATCTGGATCAAAGAGTTCTACACCATCTTCTGGTACAGGATCCGCAGCAGGTGGAGCATCTGGCGGTAATGTAGATATGGGCTCTCTTCCCGAGGGAGAAGATGAAAAAGCCACGAAACTTGGGAAAGGCTACGATAATCTACGAAAGGCAATTGATAAGTTAAGAGTAGCTTTTAGTGCGTTTAGCAAGGTTGCAATAGGTGCTTTCAAGTGGATTTGGAAGAACATGTTGGTGCCATTGGGAAAATGGACCGTGCAGAAACTTGCTCCAAAACTGATTGAATTGTTAGCTGCAGCATTAAATGTATTGACGGCTGTATGCAAAGCATTGCAGCCGTTATGGCAGTGGGCATGGGATCATTTGTTCAAACCGCTTGCTAATTTTGTTGGAGATGCGATCATTGGATTTTTAGATCTTCTGGTTAAGGGATTGAACGGATTAGCAAACTGGATCAATAAACATCAAGGAGCTGTACAGAATATCACAATAGCGTTGGTAAGTTTTTTTACAGCGTTTAAATTGGTTTCGTTTGTTACGAAATTTATAGGCCCTATAAGTAATGCAATATCAGGAATCAAGATGTTTGGAAAAGGAATCATTTCATTCAAAACATTGTTTAGTGGATTATTTCCTAAGTTATTTGGCGTAGCAGGAAAAGCAGTGGCACTTTTGACAAGTCCGCTCGGAATTGCAATCGTGGTTGTTGGTGCGTTAATCACAGCAGGTGTATTGCTATGGAAGAATTGGGATAAGATTAAAAAATCCAAGTTCGCCAAATTTTTATCAGGCATTGTAACAAGTTTCAAAAATTTATTGAAATGGGTAAAGAAAAATGTTCATCCGATCAAAGCGTTCAAGAAGCTTTGGGAAGGTATTAAGAATAAAAAAGCCAAACTGGAAGCTGAGGTAAAAGAAAAGGTTAAAGGCGCACTTGCATCTTTAAAAGAAAGTTGGGAATCTGTTAAAGATAAAGCTGCATCGTTGGTAGCAGAAGCGAAAGAAAAGGCAGATGGTGCTATTGCCAATCTGAAAGAAGGATGGGATTCCATTCAGGACAAGGCAGCAACATTGGTTGCGAAAGTCGAAGGAGCATTGGATACAGTGAAAGACTGGTGGTCCGATGTGAAACAGAAGGCAGCAGAAAAAGTTGCTGGAGTCGTGGCTAAGGTTCAAGGCGCATTAGATACTGCAAGAGACTGGTGGTCCAATGTTAAGGAAAAAGCAAAAGAGAAGATTGGAGATATTGCAGCTAAGGTTCAAGGTGCGTTAGATACTGCAAGAGATTGGTGGTCAAGTGTAAAACAAAAAGCTGCCGAGAAAGTAGAAGGTATCGAAGCAAAAGTTAAAGGTGCACTGGAAACCGCTAAAGATTGGTGGTCTGGTGTTAAGAGTGGAATTATATCTAAAATCGGCGATATAAAGAAAACAGTAGTTGCCACATATACTGCAATCAAGACAAAGGCTTTTGATTCTGTAAGGAATGTTTTTAATTCATTAAAGGATAAACCAGTTACATTAAAAGCTAAATTAAAAAACTTGGCTTCTAAGGGTATATCTAAGCTATCAAAAGCGTGGAACTCTTTAAAATCAAAAACTGTAACATTAACGGCAAGAGTAAAAACAGCGGTTGATTCTGTTAAAGGATGGGTAAATACACATATCATTGATAAATTAAATGGAGTTTTAAGCAAAGCAAAGATTTTTGGCAAAAATCCAATTAAGCATCTTGCTCAAGGTGGATACGTAAAGAAAAACACCCCACAGCTTGCCATGATCGGAGATAACCGCCATCAAGGCGAGGTCGTAGCACCAGAAGATAAGATGATCGCCATGGCGAAAAAAGCAGCAGAATTATCTGGTGGCAGCAGTAAAGATGATCAAATCATCCGCTTGCTCATGGAACTGATCAATGCAGTTAAATCGATCGATACAGATGTTTACCTGGATGGCAAGAAAATAACCAAAACCGTAAACGACAACAATAACGCAGATATCAGAGCCGGCAAACGACCGATCTTGATTTAGGAGGGAAAATGGCAACACTGACATGTGGAAACACTGCATTGCCGGAGCCGGTTGAACTAAGCACTTCGGATGAGATCATCTGGAGTGCGAATACCGAACGATCATCATCAGGAGATATGATCGGAGAAGCAATTGCAGAGAAAAAGACATTGGATATCAAGTGGGGAGTCCTCACAGAGTCCGAAGTTAAGAAGATAAAAAATAATCTTGTGAAAGGATTCTTTCCGATCACATTTAGAGACATGGGAACAACACATACCATCACTGTATACCGCGGAACTCTTACAAAAGAACATCTGGGGTATATCGGGGATGGTATTTATTATTACAAAAGTGCGAGTGTTCAGATCGTGCAGAAATAG